CCCTGCGATTAGCCGAGAGACTAGTTGGCATGGAAGCAAGTAGCAACGACCAATATGAAGCCGCTGCTGAACTACGCCGATTGCACGAAGAAAACGAACGACTGCGGGAAGCAGTAGCCGCCGAGCGGGAGGCGTGTCTTGCTCTTGTGAATCAAGGCACAGGCGAAGCCACAAGTGCTGATGCGCTCAAGATTCTGCGTATGGAGCGGGATCGGATCAGCGCCGCGATTCGGGCGAGAGGGGAATAACGGAATCGTATGCACAACGTATCAATTCACAATACTTTCAGCAAACAGATGCGATGGGTGAGACATGATGCACGAAGACATAATCCGAATAATGCGAGAGGCTGGACTAAAGTTGCATGACAAAAACCCGCCATACGCTATCGAGCATTTCGTTGCGCTTGTTGCAGAGTGGGGAGCCGAGCAAGAGCGAGAGTCTTGCGCGCAGGTGTGCGAATCACTACGCGACAGTTTCTTAAGCCCTCAATATGCAACGGGTCAGCCAATGAGCAGTATTCGTGAGCGTTTCGCAGCGGGAAGATGCGCCGAACTGATTAGGGCGAGGCGAGATGCGCCGAAGCAATTCGGGCGAGGAGCGAAGCATGAAGCCTGACATTTACAAACTGATCGAGAAGTGCGTTGAGGATGGTGTCGCTTACGGATTACACAGAGCCTACAAGCACACCGATAAACCCACCGCTGAGCAGATTCAAGAAAAGATTCAGCAAGGGATCATGCACGAAATCTGCGAGTGGTTTAAGTTTGATCCGGCGGCAGAGGATTGAATCATGTATGTAACAATGACTAAAGACGTTGTCAACCCATCGCATTACCGACGCGGAGACATCGAATGCATCGATGCAATGCGAGCTAGCTTAACGCCGGAAGAGTTCCGTGGTTATTGCAAAGGCAACGTCATGAAGTACTTGTGGCGACACGGCGAAAAAGACGACACCGTGCAAGAAGCAAACAAAGCCAGCTGGTACTTGTCTTGGTTGCAGGGTAAAGACCCCCGCAACCCTACTCCATAGTAGTCAGCATCTGCTGCAAAAGATGGGACACCCTATCCACCAGGGCCTCATCTTCTGACAGCTCGTAGTATCCAGCAACGTCAAGAATAGCGTGCACAGCTTCGTGCAAAAATACCTGCTGCCTATTGGTACCTTTTAACGTACCTACAATCTCTATTCGGTACTGGTCGGGCATCCACATGCCCACACAGTCTTTACCGTGTTTCCACTTTTTAGCAGGTATATTAGCTATACAGATAGTGTGCCCGGCTAGCTTAAACTGCTTCGGGATACCATCTTCAATACGCTTGGAAACTGGCATGCTGAACCCCTCCAAGTAGTTGGGAAGGGATTTTAACTTTTCTTCTTGGGGGCAGAATACCCCTTAGACAGTTTTTTCTTTTCCATCTTAATAGGCTTAGTTGGGGCGTTTAAGCGGCACTGTTTACCCTGGTGCATTTCCGTCTCCCGTAACCGGCTTCGGATACTTTTCTTTAACTTCCAACACTTTACGACGCATCTCTTCAAGGGCTTCTCCGCCCTTCCACAGTGCGTCAAGCTGATCCCTTACGTCAGGATAACTATCACGCCTTAAAGCAGCGTAGCTCTGTTTAACCTTGTACTTCACAAGGCACCTCTACAACCGTATCCAAATGCTTAAGATTAAAAACAACTACCTTCAACAGTTGTGGGTAGTCCACTTCAAACTCAATAGACCCACCTTCTACGTCTAGTAGTTCACCATCAACAGCCACTTTGCTACCGGCTGGCAAACCGCTAATACGATTAGTACTAACGGTTACTTGCAACGGTTTCTTGAATCCTACCCGCCCGTTTTCAACGTCGTACCAAACCGAATTAACATCAGTGTTAACTGGCATCTGAACAACGTAAGCAGCATCTGAAAAGAAACTAGCTTCCACTGCTTTATTAACCGAGCAAATACACTTACCGGTTACGTCGAATGCAAAAGTAATCATCGTTTTGCACCAAGAATAGAAAGCGTAATGTTACGAAGGTAAGTTGGCTGGCTATTAGTACCAAGTGGCAAGTGAACCGCTTGAGATCCAACAATCACACGCACTCTAACGTTTTGCAAATTCACAGCGGTGTGCGCCATAGCAATAGAAAACACGCTCTGTGTGTCACCGCCAGTAGTTCTTGCACCAACTCTACTGGTAGCTACAGTCTGATACCCAGACCACGAGCCGTTAGCGTACTTATTCACCTGCATGTAAAGCAGCTGGCCACCGTCATTCACTGCGCTTCCATCGCAGAACGCGTAAAACACAATCTGCACACCAGCCGTTGAGTCAACGCCGACGTCAATCTGAGGCGTTTCAATGGCCAAATGACCACCAGTTAACGTACCGCCACCACTAATTATGTAGTCTCCATTACCGGCCCCGACATAAAAATAGTCGTAGAACGGATCGTCTACATACACATAGTCGCCATTACCTGGGCCAACGTACGTATAACTACCGCCAGACTCATACACACCAGTAGTCACATACACGTCTGCTGAAGCGTATGTCTCAGGAAGAGTAATTGCGTTTCCGGCAATTTTTAGCGTGCCGACTTCAGCGTTACCAATCTTGGCACTAGTTATAGCCGCAGCACCAATCTTAGCGGTAGTAACCCCAAGATCCCTAATCTGCAACCGATTACGACCAATACTTCCGTCGTAGTACGTATCAAGCGTAACGTTGTCGATCGTCAATCTGGCTGCATCAATTGAACCAGCCGTAATCTTATCGGCACTAAGGCTCGCAATCTTCGCGTCGTCGATTGCCGCGTTGCCGATCTTGGCATTAGTAATCGTGCCGTTACGAATATAAGCGTCATTCATGTAGACGCCAGCAGGCACAGACACACCGTTAATCGTAGTCGGCGTAGCCTGAACAATGAACGGAATAATCGTCGTCTGCCCAGGCGACGCAATCGAAAACCGATCAGCACGAACAATAAACTCTGACGACGGAGTTCCGTTTACTGGCGCAGTAGAAGCAAGCCCAAATCCAGAGACGTAGCCGTTAAGATCAATCTTAACTGTGTACTGCCCTTCAAGCGCTTCACCAGAAGCTTTAGCATAGTAGTTCTGCTGAACTGCTGCAGTTGTAGCATAGTTAGTTAGCGTGTTATTAAAGTTCGCAGTTACAGTGTTAGTTGCACTTGATATAGCGCTATCTGTTTGAGTTTTAGTGTAGTAACTATTTGTAAGCGTTGCATTAGTGACGTAGCTAGCTAACGTATTGTTAAACGTAGTCGTCGAAACTAAATTCTGTACCGATGCGCTAATAGCACTATCAGTATCCGTTTTAGTGTAATAACCATTTGTTAACGTCGCGTTAGTAACATAGTTACCAAGCGTACTGTTAAGCGTCGTTGTTGAAACAAGATTAGTCGTAGCTGCTGAAATCGCACTGTTAGTCTGCGAAGCAGTGTAATAGTTGTTGGTCAACGTCGCATTAGTGACGTAACCCGTAAGCGTGTTATTAAAGTTAGAAGTTAGCGTGCTAGACGCAGCAGAAATCGCTGAGTCAGTGCCAGACTTAGTGTAGTAATCGTTAATAAGCGTCGCACGAGTAGCTACAAGCCCAGTTGTAGGGTTGTTAACCGTAGCTTCTAAAGCATCGGATCTACTGGCCAGTGCACTGTCAGCCGTGACTCGTGCTTGACGCTCACTAAACACAAGCCCTGAACTTAAAGCAGTAACATCGGTACCTGTATAGGTACCACGAATCTGTGTTGCAAGCGTTTCTCGAGCTGATGCCTCTGCACTGTCTGCATTAGTGCGAGTCGTTATCTCTTGCTGCAGCGCAGCAATAGTGGCATATGTACCAGGAAGCGTAACCGACGTCAGCGTCGTAATCTGCTGGGTCAGCGACTCGTCCGCCGACTGGCGGATGGTTGCCTCGTTCGTGATCGCCGTACCACGCGCCGTGGCCTCTGCCAGAATGGCTGCTGTACGCGCAGCGGCTTCCGCTTGGATCGCAGTGTTACGCGCGTTAGTCTCGGCCAATATACGAGCATTAACCGAACCCGCTAGGCTAGACGCGCCGTCAATTAAGTTAATACGCGTCTGTAGTGCCTGGTACAGCTGCGACTCAGTAATCGCGCCTGTTAATACATCTAACAGCTCTTCAACATCAAGCGCGGTCTCGGCCAACGTACCATTGATAGAGTTATACGGACCGGCGACACCGAACTCATTTACGTGGCGCGCCCAGTAGTAAAAGCTTGCGCCTTCACCGACCGGATCGACAAACGAAATACCTGAGCTAACGCCAACCAGCTGAGCGTCACCAATGATATTTGCGTCATGCCGCCAGATTTCGGTCAGGCCGTGGTATGCATAATTTGGGTAGTCCCAAAAGCACGTAATTAGCGAGTAGCCGCCAGTCGCCGTAAAGTTTGTCGGTGCGGTAGGCGTAGCACTCGGCGGAGGAGGCGGAGGAGGCGGTGGCGGAGGGGGCCCGATTATGTATGGGTTCTTGCCCAGTTCTACAGCCAAACCAGAATCCAACAGTTCGCGAAGTGTAATCGCTCGATCACGCTCATCGCCGCGACGGCCAAGACGAATCTCAACCGCTTCAGCTAAGCTTTCTAAATAACGACGGAGCTCCGGCGTAATGCTCGACGGTATGCTTGAAATACCAGGTACCGTCGTTGCTTTGACTGTACGAGCTTTCGTCATGTGCTGGCGATCTCATCCATGCTCTGAGCAAGGCAGACCTCGTCGATCTCAACCGCGCCAGAAACCTGTACTTCCCACACCTGAGCTACTTTTGGAGGAAGACGCATCACAGGCTCACGTAATGATCCTGTCGTTGCGCCGTTTGGCACAGTAACGGTCTGGGTATATACGCCAGTGGCGTACGACAAACCGTACTCGGCAAACAGCACCCCATCGCCCCAAACCTTAACCGTCACCGGATACGCCTGTGCGTGAACCGAGACCCAGCTCATGCTGAGCGGCTTCGGCATAACCACCTGTTTTGATTTCCAGGTTAGCGTGCGCTTGGTAGTACCGCCCCGGTACTTACGAATCTTGTTGGCGACGATCAGATACAGCTCGCCATCCTTCGGATTCATGTAACCGCCGCGCACCTCGGCCTCAGTGGTAAGCGTCGACAACGCAGCCTCTTCGGCCCGAGGGTCAAAACAAAAGCCCTTGTGTACGCCGCCCTCAGTCCAGAACGCAACGTAAGTGTTCTCGTGGCGGAAGGCTCGGTAACCCGTAGGATTGAAGCTGGCGTTCCATTGGCTGGCGCTAACCAACCCCTGCGTCACTACCCGTCCCTCGCCACCAGAGACCGCTACCAAACCGTCCGGCCCGGCGTACAGAAGATAGCTGCCCATATCGACCACGCTGTTTACGTTGACACAGGCCTGTGGCAGGTCAACACGGACAGCGGTCATGGCGCTTGGATCGGTGCCAGTTACGAAGTACGGGGTGCCATTGGTCAGGGCTACGATGCCGTTGGCCACGGCTCCAATGGCTACAATGTTCTCTTCAAGGGTAATTCTGTAGTCGATCGGCCAAGCGTGCGGTAAAAACGGTTCACTGAGACATAACCGTTTACCAGTGAACCCTGCAAACACACCGTTAGCCACGGCTATCAGGCCCTTCATAGGGCCGTCTGGGTACAGGCTGGTGTTGTCGTCCGGTGGGCCAATCCAGGTCTCGCTCGGAATAACTTCCCCCAACCCTGCCGACGGGGTCGTGTCTGCGTAGGTAGTGGTCGTAAGTCCTACTTCTGCCAAGAACTGGAAGGCCGTGTTGGTAGAACCGGTGTTAGAACGGTAGATACGCTTAACCGACCCTGCACCAAAGTTGTAGTTACCGCTAGGAATCTGGTTGACCGGCATCGTGATAGTCACGGTTTCGGTATCAGTACGCTCGATCGGAGCCGTAGCAGGGCTAGGCGGCCCTTCCTCACCAAAAGCGGTTACAAAGGTATAGACGTACGAGACATCGTCTGGCGTCTGGTCTTCGTCAGGGGTGCCCGTCTTTGTAACCGACGGAGCGGTTGCCGGGGCAGGTACGCCTAACCGATAACTGTTGGCCGGGTATCCAGACGACCCAGCGATCATAGTATTGACGGTACCGATACGCGGGTAGTCGTCACCGGTAAAATACAGGCGAGCCAGCGTGTCACCAGGGATTGGACCTGGTACGGCCTTAACGCCGTCCTGGTTCCACTCAAGCCAGTTAGTATCGCGGTAGAAGTAGATGGACCGTCGCAGACCGCTTTGAAGCGTGAATACGTCTACGTCGTTAGTTGTCGGGGTCAGTCGCCCGGACTCAAAATCTATGTTCTCGGCCGTCTGGCCAAACTGGTCTGCTAGAAGTCTAGGTGAGACTCCCGGTGCGATGCCGCTAAACCGGTCGAGCTTAAAATAGGCCATACGTACCTCACTTGAGTAGCAAGGTAACGAGGATTCCCGCCATGCTACAAATCAGTGTGAACCCAATCAGGATTCCCCATTGGTTAATCTTCTCAATACCGGACTCGATTTTAACGAGGCGATCGTCGATGTTCTTCGATCGTTCCTCGCACATAGCTTCGTGGACGGCTAACCGGGAGGAGACCTCCCAATAGCGGTCGTCTAAATCCTGTCCGTTATTCGACGACATGGCCTGAAAGTGGCTCAGCTGGCTTACTGCCATTTGGGTTTACCTACCTTATATTAACAGAACTAATATCCTCTACAAGGATTCAATAGAGAGGGGTATTTGGCTGCAGTTTAGCCTTGTGGAGGGGGGTGATCAGCTCTTTCCCAATCAGCATATCCAGGTCGGCGTCGTACTCCGGAGAATACTCGTGCTGATCGGCTGTGTTTATCTTGGTAACCCAGGCTTGTACCTCAGGGTCGGTCGCTGCAACTGTCTCAATGTTGGCCCACACATCCGATAAAGCGCTAGTTATCTTGGTTTTTGGGACATATACCTTAATGATTTGCTCACTAAAAACGCCGTCTTTGTAAAACCAGTTACGAGCGGGCTTTGGGTCCACATTATCAATGCAGATCCATACACCGTCCGTTTCTAATGGGCTGTCAGAAATAGCAATACTGTCAACGACATCGCCCTTCACAATTGCATACAGTCCCATTTCACACCTCAAAAGAAAAATCTAAGAATTGCACAGCCGTTGCCGCCGTTGCCGCCGCGAAGCAGTGGCCCTGCTGGTGACATCCACCAACCTGCATAATTACCAGACGAGTCGTAAGTAATTTCCATCCCATTTGGGTAGTAAACAGTGCCTCCGCCACCACCACCAAGCCCACCGTCGCCGCCAATATAATTTTGGTAGTAAATTGGAGTCCAATCGCTTTGATAACCAAGTAAAGCGCCTTGGCTATAACTGCCGCTTAGCCCCGCGCCGAGCAAACCACCACCGCCTCCGGCACCGCCAGACTGCCCGTTTCCGTTAGTTTTGCCAGTTATTCCCCAGATGTTGATGGATGTAAGCGACCCTCCGGCAGCCATCGCCGCATCGCCGCCACGGCCACCGCCGCCGCCACCTAAAAGGCCGCCGGTTATGCCGTAGTATTGAGAGTCACTGCCACCACCACCGCCGCCATACGTGGGCGGGTTTGGGCCACTACCGCCGCCGCCGCCGCCGCCGAGACTTCCGCGAGTTGCAGCTAGGTTGTAGGTCGTGTAGTTCGTGTTGAAATAAGCACCCCAACCGGCGTTACTGGTTCCGTACAGACCTTCGGGATAGTTAGTGTTTCGCTGCAGCCAAGTGACACTTGCCATTGCTGGCGCGTAATACCAGAGGAGCTCTCCAATTGGGGGAGTGCCGCCATGCCCACCGAAGTATTGGTTAGTTGCTCCAGCGCCAGAGCCTCCGCTTCGACCGTTTCGGTTGTCATAAGTCGCGGCGTTGTACTGGTTGTAATTGGTGCCCCCGCCGCCGCCAACTTCTGCGTACAACATCCCAGAAGACCAAACTTGAGTTGGGCTACCTGGGTTGCCGCCTGTTCCTCCAGCGCCAACGACAATATTTAATGGATGTCCAGTCACAGGTATACCCATTACCGCCAAACCACCAAAGCCGCCGCCGCCGGTATTTGCGGTAGAACCGCCACCACCGCCAGCCATTAGCGCCTCAATACGCTTTGTTCCAGCGGGCGGAGTAATTGCCTGAGAGGTCGTTATGATGTGCGACTGCTGGAACCCTGTAATTGCGCCGCCTGAAGCGCCATTACCTGCGCCTGCGTATGTACCCAGGTTCATTAGAAGTCTCCCGCGCGGGTGACGATCACGTTGAACCCTTCAGCATTATTCGTCGACGCACGAAGCGACCAGCCGTTGGGCAGGATCAGTGCCTGGTTGTATAGCGTCGTGTTGAACGCCTGCACGGTGGTGCTGGGCGTTGTCGCCGTAACCATCACTTCATGCCACAGACGAGCGTTGGTGCCGTCGTGCAGAAACAGACGCACAACACCAGCTGTCGTGGTAGCGAGCGCTTGGATCTTGATGTCATCGACGCGTGAGCCGGTTGCGCCAGCCGTGAAGATCATCGCGAGCGTGCCGGTTCCGTCGCGTGCGGTGTTGGCCGTGACGACCTGCCCCAAGGCGGCGCGCGGGGTTGCTGCATATTGAGCTGCTGTTGCCATCTGTCAGTACCTCAGACGAGTCCGTAGGAAGAAAGAACGAAGTCGGGCGTACCACCGCCCGTGGGTTTATTGGTCAGGTCGTTGTAAGACCCGCTCGTTGCGACCGTGGCGAGCGTAGGTGTACCACTAAGGTCTGCGTATGCGCCGCTTGTGGCGACAGCATGTAGAGCTGGTTTGCCAGTCAAGTCATTATAAGCGCCAGTAGTAGCAACTGTATGCAGCCCCGCGACGTCGCCTACGTTAAGCGCACCGTCGGAACCGATAGCACTGGCAAGCGTTCTAGCTCGGGACATTAGGGTCGCTCTCCATCTGACACAGGAGTGGACAACACTTCAGTAGCCCGCTCTTGTGTGAGCAGACCTTTGCTGACCAGGACGTTAAGTCCGTCGACAGTGCGCTGACTGTCGAGATCAATCCGGGTAACCATGTTGAATGTCTCTACCCAGGCCTGGACCTCAACGTCGGTCTTGGCCGCGTTCAGAACACCGACGTACTCGGCGTCAGTCATACGGAAGCGGAATGCGACCTTGCTGATGATGTTGGGAAGCACAGGCTCCGAAGGAGGTGCAGGCGGAGAAAACACGCCGTCGACGTACGTCCAATATGGACCTGGACGTGGGTCAACCTCGTCGATGCAAACCCACGAATCATTTGTTTCTAGCGGCGCGTCAGCGACAGCAATCCCGTCAACGACAGTGCCTTTAATAACTGCGTAAAGCCCCATATTTATTCCTCAATAATAGAAACGAATTATCGCAAAGCCGTTTCCGCCAGAGCCACCGGCAACAGATCCGCCAGCGCCGCCGCCACCACCGCCATTACCGCCGTTGCCACCTACTCCATTGTTTTGTCCGTTCTGTCCTGCGCCGAGCAAACCGCCACCACCGCCGCCATCTTTTCCGTTGCCAGACGGGCTTCCTCCGGCAAAGCCAGTAAGCCCCCAAATTGATACCGCAGTCAGCGAGCCACCTGCGCCTGCGGCATTACCGCTGCCGTGACTGCCGCCACCACCGCCGTATGTTCCAGACGCTCTATTGCTACCTCCCGCGCCATATCCTCCGGTCATCCCGGCATGTTGCCCGCCTGCACCGCCACCGCCACCGCCAAAAGATCCATGGCATCCTTGATAACCGTATTCCCCGCCAGCGCCAGCACCGGCAGGAGCGACCTGAGCTTGGCTATACGTCGGGTACAAACCACTGGCTGTTGTGCCCCCTTGCGGATATGCCGACCACAAAAGTTTCCCTATTGGAGGCGCACCGCCGTTTGACCCCCTCCCTCCGGTGGATCCGCCGCCGCCACCACCGCCTGATCTACCAGGAAGAGGCGTACCAGCTCCGCCTGTTCCTACACCGCCGCCGCCGACTTCGGCGTACATAATTCCAGCGGAAGTAATTGAAGTCGGAGAGCCTGCGGTGTTTGAGCCGCCGCCTGCGCCGATTACGACCGAAAGCGATGAACCCGTAACCGGAATCTCTATTACGGCGGCACCACCAAATCCCCCCGCGCCTGAGTCTCCAACGGCTCCGCCACCGCCACCGCCAACAAGCAGGGCTTCGATGCGCTTTGTTCCAGCAGGAACGGCAACGGTTTGAGACGAGGCAATCGTTGCAGTCTGCGTATACCCAGTGATTGCGGTTCCAGCGAATTGACTCAATGTGCTCATGTGAAGATCCAACCTCTTGTTGCGTCGGCATAACGCAGCTGTATACCTGCGTACGCCTGGTCAATAGTCATGTCCTCGGCCAGACTGTTGATGTTGGAGCCGTTGCGGGCAACAACATTATCCGTGCGCCCGTTGGCTACCGTGACCCACACGACCGCGCCAGCCGCCGGAGAAGCCGGAAGTGTGACGGTCGTGGTAGCAGCGTTAGTCAAAACGTAGTGCTTGTTAGCGACGGCTGCTTGCGTAGTGCCAGAGACGACTACTAAATCTGGCAGACCGCCAGCCGGGGCCTGATTTTTCCATAAGTTAGTGGAGCCGTCGTAAACGAGTATCTGCCCATTAGCAGGGGACGTAATCAGTACGTCGTGAATCTCATCCAGCTCGTACCCGTTTTGCGGGCGAACGTAGATCTGACCGCCGCCAGCATTGGTTTTTTCGACAACGCCGATATAAACCAAGTGGTTTGGCGCTACTGGCTTAGTCGTTGTTAGCGACCCAGCAGTGCTTCCAAGGTAAAGAGTTGCTCCGCCAGTGTAAGCGGATGTATCTATATTACTTAGTACGCCTTGGCAAATAACGTAGCCTGTCTGATTCGCGCCTATGTTTTCAGCGGCAAGACCAAAAGTCTTTGCCGATGTTGCATCAGAAGTATTAAACGCCAGCTTTACTGTCGCCCGATCGCCCTGAGCCTGATACAGGTATACCGCCTGACCTTTGGTGATCGTTACAGACTCGGCGTTAGTGACATATGCATGTAGCGTTTGGCCAACGGTAGAAGATACGTTTCCACCGGTTAGGCCAAGAGATACGGTGCCAGCGTCCGGGTCCCACCCCATGCGGCCAACAGCAGGCGTTACAACTGCCGCCGTATCAAAGTCGATATAACTCGGCGTGCCGAATCTGTCGTCAGCTTCTGCCTTCGTGTAGCCATCAGAGAGGCCGCGAGGAATGTACGACACAACCTCTACTACGTCGCCAGCAGAGGCGGCAACTGTCAATACAATAGATGTGCCGTTTGTAGCCGTAAAGTCGTCACCAGCCACCAACTTAACGCCGTTGTAGTACACGTCGACGTAGTTGAGGACGTATCCGCCGTTAGGCGAAAACGAGGTCTGAGCCGCGGTTGCCGTGAACGTGGTTACGACGCGCTGCGTAGAGAACCCTGGTGCGTTGCCGATGTATGCCATGCGTGCCTCTTAGCGCAGCTTGAACGCCGCAGTCGGCGGGGTGAAGTTGGCGGTGTAGCGGGCGTAGCCTTTGGTTACGCGCATATCTTGGATATAGCCGTTAAAGTCACCAGAAGAGCCATTAAATGTTCCAATGTATGGCCTAGGCTTTCCGCTATTCGGAGACACACTCACCGAATAAGTAGTTGATGCTTGCTGAACTCCGTCAACAAAAAGGCGAAGTATTGTGCCTGATCTCGTTGCAGCAATGTGGTGCCATGCTCCATTACAAACATTGCTAGTTCCAATCAAATCCAGTGTTCCATCCCATAAATTTACATAGCCAGTAGTCGGCACGAGTGCAATCTGGAAGTTGCCGCTTACATTTCCAGTTGGGCCGTCTGTCATGTAAATTCTTCGATAAAACGTATCTGCAGTTGTTTCTGACGTGTAGATCCAACACTCAACCGTGAAATCGCCCGTTCCAAAAGCAAAATCGGGATTTGCTGGAATATAAAGCGCGTCACTTGTTCCGTCGAAATACATCGACGACCCGCCCCACTTGCTCTGGGCCGTGGTGATCTGCGCGTTGCCCACCGTCTCAAGGTCGTTCTTGGACGTAGCGTCGTATATGCCTGCGTTGGTGAAGTTGCAGAGCAACGAGGTGTTGGTGGTTGCGGTGAGGGGGGCAGTAGGAACTGTTATTGTGGTTGAACCGGGATCATAGATCGCTTGACCCAGTACAACACGCCAGTCTGAGAAATACCCAGACGATTCATTCCCTAAAGTGACGCTGCCCTGCTCCCAGCTGTATGTTCCTGCTGTCCCAGTTCGAACGCCGTTAATAAAAACTGATCTGCTGCTTGCATTTTGCACAAGCGCAATATGATTCCATTGGAATAGCGTCGGCCAATTGGACCGAATGAGAGCAGCGTTATCGTTGTTATTCGTCCAATCTAAAAACCCACTTCTACACGCAAAGAAGATCCCGGCGTTACCGCTGCTACCAAACAACGTATCCCATTGATCAGGTGATTTTGTTGGGTAGTACCAAAATTCCACGGTAAACGTACCAGTATTAAATGCAAACGCCGGACTATTAGCTGCCTGTATATAATCCCCAGTCCCATCGAAAAACCCGCTCCCGCCATTCGTCGCTGCACTCCACGCTGCCGTGGGGTTGAACGGGCTGAAAGCCTGGGCTAACGGCGAACCTGTAACCGTTGCTGTAAAGTTGTTGGGGCTATTGTCAATCCATCGGTTTGATTGGAGTGTCAATAACTGAGTATTGGTAATCGCCGTTAATGGTGTAGTCGGTGGCGTAAAGTTAGCCGTATAAACAGCCGTGCCTTTAACGACTCTCAAATTACTCATGTACCTTGTCGTGCCGCTTACGCCGCCACCATTTCTTGCAACTGGCGGGTTTGCATAACCTAGGGTTGAGCTATTAGTTATGGCCCCCCTTGATGTGCCGTTTGTGTAAAGCGTGACAGTTGAACCGTTGCGAACCATAGCGATATGGTTCCATTGATTCGTCACAATTCCCGACGCGAACGACGTTGGACTGCCCGAGTTCAAGTAGATGTTGTAGTTACCAGACCCGTCATAATTGAGCGCGAGATAGTTTGTGTTATCAGAGACTACCCATGCAGAGGTGTCTCCGGTCCCGCTGTATGCCGTAGGGAAAACCCAACACTCAATCGTAAAATCGCCGGGAAACTGAAACGCAGTTCCAACAGACGTTGTGAAGCCTAAGTAGTCAGACGAGACCGTTTGGTTCATACCCCAACCGGTCGGCGAGAACGGCGAGAACGTACCCTGCGTCGTGTTGCCGTTGCGGGTGATCAGGTGCTTATGCGGGCCAGTATCGAGGAAGCTCGAGTTACGCGCCGGGCCGCGCTTCTGGCAGGTCAGCAGCGAGGTGTTGGTGATCGCCGTCAGAGGGGCGGTTGGCGGGGTAAAGTTGGCCGTGTAGACAGCTGTACCCTTAACGAGCCGAAAGTCTGCAAGGTAGCCAGTGATACCAGCGGTTCCAGTCGTTGCTGAGCCAATGTACTTACTTACGGCAGGGTCATTGACCGAAGAGGAACTAGTTGTAGTTGTTCCTGCAACGCCGTTCAAATATGGGGTGAACGTATTTCCGTTACGCACAAAAGCGAGGTGGTTCCACTGTCCAATTTTGACGGTTCCACCGTAGCCGTTTGCATTACTGGCTATGTTCCATGTGCTGCCTCCGCTCGAAACGTAGTACCCGACATTTCCGTTTGAAAAAACGTAAAACGGTATGATAGAGGCTTGCGAGCCCTGGCTGCCAAAATCAACGAGAATATTGTCAGTAGCCAACGCAGTCGGGTAGAACCAGCATTCGAACGTGAAATTGCTGCTTCCAACCTCAAGCGCCGCGTTGTCCGGCACCGTGAGATAGTCACCAGTACCGTCAAAGTACACCGACCCCGTTGTAGTGTCCGTGTCCGTGAACGGCGAGAACGCTCGAACCGCGACGTCGCCGTTGCGGGTGATCGCGAAGTTGTTGGTGCTGGCGTCGCGAAGGCGGTTGCTCTGGCAGGTCAGCAGCGAGGTGTTTGCAATCGCGGTCAGAGGCGCGGTCGGCGGAGTGAAGTTGGCTGTGTAGACTGCCGTGCCTTTTACAACACGAGCGTTACTGATAAATCCGAGGAACGGATATTCGCCTTGGGAACCGAGTGCGCCAACAATAACGGGTTGCGCCGATTGATACTGCAAGCCGCCAGTCAGGGCAAGCAATGTGCCGCCAACGCCATTTACGTAGCCGGTGTATCCGCTGGAAGTTTTAACAAGCGCAACGTGCACCCACGTGTTGGGCGGTATAACCGTCGTATTCATCTGTCTGTCGGCGTAAGCATTGCCGACAATTACGCTACCCAGGTAAAGGGTATTGTTCGGGTGGATGTATAAACACCAGCCTTGCGTCTGACCGTCTTGACGAGCGCCAATGATGCCGCGATATGCGCCGCCGCCCGTGTTATAGACCCACGCTTCGATGGTGAAATCGGTGGATGAGCTGCTTAAATCAAACGCCGATACGTTTGGCGTCGTTATCCAGTCACCCGTACCGTCAAAGAAGTTCGACCACGACGTGTTGTACGGGCTGAACGTCGAGTTAGCCACGTCGCCGTTGAGAGTGATCGGGTGGTTCGATGTTGATGCGTCAGTGAAGGCGCTGTCCGTTGCGCCTGAGCCAGCGAGCAGCAGTGTGGTGTACTCGAAGTACGCATCCGAGATGGAGATCGAAACCGAGAACGAGCGGGGCGTCTCCTGGTTCTGCGCGTCGATAGCATCGACCGAGAACGAGAAGGTCTGCTCGGTGCCGACCGTGCCAGAGATCAAGCCGCTCGAGGAGAGCGTGACGCCCGCCGGGAGCGACGAACCAGTGGTAAGCGTGTACGTGATCGGCGCATCGCCCGTGGCGGTGAGCTGAATGCTAAACGTCTCGCTGAAGGTGCCGAGGCTGCCAGCAGCGGTAGTCCAGGTTGGCACGCCCGAGTACGAAATGCCGTTGACGAAGATCGCCGTGCTGCCGTCCGGATTGACGACATAGACGTGATAGGTGCCCGCGCTCTTGGCAGGGGTCACGAACGTGATCTGCGACGAGGACACGAAGGATACCGACGGTGCAATCGTACCGTCGACGAACACGGTCGGCGTCGAGACGAACCCCGATCCGTTAAGCGTGACCGTCTGTCCGCCGTTGGGGCTCGTTGCGAGGTCGTCGCCAGAGTAGGTGATACCCGAGACGCGCACACCGGTAACGATCGCTCCCCACGATGCGTTCGTGCCGTCGGTGGTCAGGTACTTACCGGACTGGCCGGTCTGACTGGGGACAGCTGCTCCTGGTGCGAGGTCCTCGGCCTTGATCGAGCCATCGAGGACGTTGTCGCCAGTGACCAGTCCGCTGTACGGAGCGTTACCGATATAACCCATTACTCAATCCTCAGACGAGGTAAGACAGAGTGGCATCGACTGAGCTGCCAGCGCTCGCGTACGCGGTGAGCGTGTCACCCGTCTCGAGCACCAGCTTCTGATCGCCGCCTACCACCGCCAGCGCTCCGCCTGGAAGTACCAGAGCGTCCTTGATCAGGAACGCAGATGCGCCGCCACTCTTATTCAGTTTCGCCGAGACCGTCACGTTCACGGCGCTGGTGTTGGCGAACGCCAACCCAATCAGGGTCTGGGTCTGTCCAGCCTGTACCGTGGCAGTGAGCGTCGAGGGCGATCCCGATGTGCCGATGCTCGGCAATGCGATCGATTTGAAAGCCATGTATTACCCCAGCGCGATAGCCATCGCGATCGCCTGGCTGTCCACCTCAGCGCTTGAGTACACGCCCAGATTAGTCCGGGCGGTACTCGCGCTAGTGAGGTCGCTGAGGTTGGCCGACTTCTCCGACTTGTCGCTATTCAAGTTCGAGAAGTTCGCGTCAACCTCCGCATTGGTCAGCGGCGATCCTTTGACGTTTCTAAGAGTTACTTGTGACATTCCACTTCCTTAGAAGGTGGGTGGACGGTTAGCCCGTCCAGCCCAATCACACCGCCGACAGCGTAATCGTCCAGGTGACGGTCAACGCGTCATCAGCACCCTTGTTCACGACCGGGAACACCGTACGGCAGAGCATGTCGCCAGCCGTCGAGGCATTGAAGATGCCTGCTTCGGTGACAGCGCCAGTCGCATCGCCCGGCTCGAACGAGGCAACGTAGACAACCTTCTCGTTGTCTGTGCCAGCGATCGTGCTGGAATCAAGAGCCTCACGTGAGCCAAGCACGCTCACGAGATCGGTCTGACCAGCGGCAGCAGCCGTGGTACCAGAGCCGAGACCCATGTGAGACATGACGGCCTTCGACGTGCCGACCATGCGGCTAATGATGTAAGCCAAGCCCGAGCTGACAACGAGATTATCGACCTCGCGCTCGTCCTTGACGTTACCGTCTTTGTCGCGCAGAACGATGTTCAGGCGACCCTTCACCTTCAAACTTTCGAGCGTATTCATCTAAAAAGACCTCACTAAGTAAATGACCGAGAACTACCGACAAAGTCTTCTGCGAAATACGTGATATCGCAGTACCCTTGCATCAGTAGCGTTCCCGAACTTCCTACTGACACAGAATCCGACTTACCTAAGTTCGGTTGCTTAAACGGCGAATCCGAGACAGTGGTTGAGTCAGACAGGACTTTTGATAGCAAGCGTACCAACTGGTCAACTGCTACAGAGGAATCATCAATGCTACGTAGGTATGTAGCAATCAATACAAACTGATCAGAGATCTGAGTTTCGTCTGCTAGACCCTTAAACAAAGCCAAGACAGAATCGTCTGATACCAACGAACTATCTGCGCGAGGCTTAGACAGTTCTTGTGATACCAGGTCAAACAGATCAACGCTGTCAAATAAAGGCTTCGACAACGATACTACAGCTGTGTCAGCAACTGACAATGCTTCGTTAAGCGCCTTAGATATCTCCAAGACATCTACGTCAGACAAAATACCGGAGTCAGCAGCGTTACGTATCGACGTCAGCGCAAGTAGGATAGTATCCGTGACTGTTGCAACGTGGGCTACAATCTTGTTGATCTGCAGTTCGTGCTGATCCTCAGCAGTAGCACGGATGAGATCATCGACAGCCTTCTGGACCGAGCTGACGAACGCATCAGCCACCGACGGGGCCTCGAAGAGACCTTTGTCAAAGACGCGAGTCGACGCGTCAGTCAGCTCCGCATCATTGGCGAGGGCTTTGTCAGTGGCCAGAACACTCTGGTCAACGACAGACCCGGCGTCGTCAAACTGGCGTACGTAGTCAACCTGACGAACAAAGTTGTCAGTAGCTGCAGCAACGTTGCTAGTAAACTTAAAGAAGTTGACCTCTTGGTCATCTTCAGCCGTCAAAGCACCGTCGATGTCATCAGTCGCGCCGACGACATCGAAGAGGCTCTTCTGAACGAGGAGAAGATCACCGTCGAACACCCCTGCAGTGTCAGCCAGCGACTTGGAGACGGAAGTGAACGCCTCGTCGGCGATGGCCAGCGCGTCGCCGATCACCTTGCCGGTGGCAAGAGACTTGGTGTCGAGCACGGCGGCTAGATCAACAAGGGCCTTGTCGACCACATTGACTAACTTATCTTGCGTCAAGGAGCCGTCCGCCAGCGCTTTTGTCACTGCTACGGCTCGGATGTCTACAAGTTGAAGCAGGTCTGAGTTGTTCTTAAAGATAGACAGCGCTTCAGCGTCTGTTAAGGTGACTGCATCTTGGGCCGATTTCTGTAAACTTAAAGCATGGACATCGACTGCCCTAAATGCGTCAGCTAAACGCTTCGAAAAAGAACGCTGCAGGTTTTCGTCTACGGAAACTCCGTCTTCCCGATCGACAAGAAGTAAGAACAGCCCTAGCTGATAAACGAGCGTAATGACCGCTGCCTGAGTAGCTGCGGCCAACTGCACGGCGGAAACCGATGCAGAGAGCGCCTGGGAAGATATGGCGCTCTTTATGACTGTCCAAGCGGCAGTCAGTTTCACGCGATGTCCTCACGGACTTTGAATTTCAACAGGTCGTAAACTGTCTGGCGCGCGTTGGTTGCGGACCAGTAGACCTCGATCTCCCCCTCGTACTCACCAGCCGGGACGTTAAGGTCACCGGCTTGCCAGGAAACGACAGCGATGCCGTTTGGGGCGTCAATAACTACGCCTTGCCGTGAAAACAACGAAGTAGTAGCGCCGACAGAGCGAAAGTGTAGGGTAACGGTAGCACCCGTTAGGTCTATAACCTGACCCGTATTTTCGTCAGTAAGCGCGAGGCGCACCTGAGGGCGGGTGTCCCCTTGAACGAGTTTAATTTTCTCTGCCATCTTAAACCCTTCGTATGGAGGTAGAGATCCCCTACCGGATATTAGCAGGATCGTTTGTACAATGCACGCCGGACAAGTACAGGGAACGCTCGTCCATACGGCGTTTGACCAACCCCGGCAGGATTCGTCCGCCAGCCTTGGTCCATTTTAAAAACTCGTCAGCCGCGTCCTCGAACTCACCCCGGTTTGTCTTCATCCGCAGCGAACTACGCTGCAGATTGCCGAGGCCCACGTTGAAGGCAAAGCTGACCAAAGCGTCGAAGACTCCCTGACGGCCAGCAGCAGCAGGACACAGTCTAAGTACGCCACGCTCAAAACGGCCAAGATCTTCAGCAAGTAGAGCGTCAACTTCTCCCACGGAGAGGACTCTGTCCCAGCCAGGGGGTATCTGTATATTACGCCGCTCCTCATACTTTATCCTCGTGTGGGTTGGGTCAATTACGTGGCCCACGCCGACCGTCCACAAAAGGGCAGGACAGCGATAAGGCTTAGTCCGCACCCCCTCGTGGTGCTTGATCATCTGGATGGCGGCGGGGGAGACTTTCACTTCTTGTTGAACGCCTGAGTGCCAAACCAGAAGGCAATTATGCTGCTGAGGATCAGCATCTCGTCGTCGCCAAACACGTTCTCCATGGCCACGGCAAACGGCACGCCTTGGTTCCAGGCGTACCAGATGCCCGTAATGTTAAGGGCTACAAGCTCCAACACGAAGATGTAGGTGACGACCGGGCGAACAGAGGCCCGAAGGTTGATCATCCATTGGGATGCGCCTCTGCCGATTTCCATGTCGTGCTGGTACAGGGCTTGGCGCTCTTCGCCCGCCGTCTGAGTTTGGATCTGCTCCAATTTGATCTCTTCGACACGAGCCTGAGCAAGGAAGCCCTTCTCAGCCAAAGCCAACTCACGCTCTTTCTGAGCCGCAACCAAAGCCAACTCGTGCTTCTTGTCCTGTCGATCCTGGAAGATCTGCAAAATCTTAGGAAGACCGCCTGCCAAAAATGACAGGAAGGTACTAATCATAGTCATCATTTCTCATTCCTCTTGTTAAGCAGATCAAACAAGGTCTTGATCTTGTCCTCTAATACCGCGACCCGCAGATCCAACTTAGACAGCACGATGATAAGGGTGATCATCGCCAGAATAACTGGCCACGCGCGGGTAAAGATTTCAAAGAGTTCCATAGGTACCCCGTTACAGCTGGTTATAAATTGGCAGCAGCCGGTCTTTCAACGTCCGGTCTATCCGCCAGCCATTAGTCATAGCGGTATCGATAGTCTCTGTCGTGGGTCCAAGAAGCGTAAACAGTGGGCTGTCGCCAAAGTTAGCAGCGTTTGAAGCACCTGTAGCTAGCCCAAACGGCCCGCTAAAGTTTGACCGCTCAAAAGCCGTTCCGAGATACTCAGACCAGTCCATACGATCAGTTTTAAAATATTTCTGATCGGCTTCGACGAACGGTAGGAAAGCTGCCAAGCCAAACTTTGCGTACTCGCGAAGCTCCATGCCAAGCATGGCCAGCGGCATAGTCGCTACCGCAGTAAGCGCAAGCAATCCAGCTGCAGACCCAACGCGCTGCCATGGAGTTCCAATGTTCTGCTCACGAAGCCGGGTTTCGGCCTCTGAGAACATGCCGCCGAGGATGACTTTACCGTATGAGTAGAAGTAACCCTTCAGCTGCCATATCAAAGCAAAGTGCGGATCGGACGCCCACACCGGTCGCTCTGCAGCATTAGGACGCAGCGTCGAAGATTCAACGAACCGTTGTAGCGCCTGAGTGACCTTCTTGCCTTCTGGAGTCGAAAGCTTACGGCCACTGTTGAGCCAGCTCGTTACATCGGCTCGGGTCAGACCAAGCTCCTCGAGATACCGGTCCGATCGCGGGTTGTTGAACTCGTTACGTGCGTGCTTCGTAATGAACTGCACGCCCATGCCGGTTGCAAACTCACGAGTGAACCGAGTGAACCAGTTCAAGCCGGTCATCGAGAACCAAGTGTCTGACCACTTACGAACGGTCGGGTCCATGTAATCAGCGTCCGCGTCAGTGATCCACGCGTTAGCCACGGCTTCTGGCGTAACGACGCCGATGTCGCGAGCCAACTGCTTGGCCTCTTCACGGTTTTTGATAGTCGCGACAACCTCTTTCATACCAGTCGTCAGATCACCGAACTCTTTTGACGCGATAATCGGGCCAGCCAGGTCGGTTACAGACGATATTGCGGCAAACGGCAGGATCGTCACGAACTGAATGAACTGCCCCCAGCTGTTCAGCTTTCGCCAGAACGGGCTGAGAGGAGCACGGTAACCCATGTAGGTGTTGATGACCTGCAGCGCCTGCTCGCGATCCTCCGGTGCAAGAGCATCGAGCAGCGGCTTGAGGCGATCATTTCCCTGATCATCTTTGGTAGCACGGTCAAACTCGACGCGCTTTATGACCTTGCGGACGTACTCAGAGAACGCTTGCTTTGGCGGGAGCAAAAAGCCGTTATCGCGGAGCTGCTGGCGAGTTAAGTTCTTCGTTAACTCAAGCGCCTCGTTAACGCTAGCAGCCGGGTCCAACGGGTTGCCTTCTACGTCGGTACCGTTGGTTACCGCCTGCTGAAGGTCTACGAGCTTCTGAACTCTGCTAGTTATCTTTGCGCGGTTTGCACTTGGGTCGGCCTGCAGAATCAAATCGACAAATGCTTGCGGGTCATTTGAGATAGCCACAAGGTCAAGCAGACGCGGAAAGTAGTCGCGCTGGAAGCCGATCTTAGTTTTCGATGGGCTGACGTATTCTGAGTAAAAGTCCTCAAGGAACTGACGGATAGCCAGCGCCTTACCGGTCAACTGTGCAGTCGGCGTGTCTGACGCTGCTTTATCAAACTCTGCGTCCAGAGCCGGATCATCAAATGACCCTAACTCCGTATCAAGTCGGTTCTTATACAAGTCAAACGTACGGGCCGATTGCGGCACAAAGCCAAGACGGCCTTTGCCGGTCGGATCTTGGGCCCGTACATAAAACATATCCGCTATTTCGTTACCGGCGTACATACGCAGGATACCGTCAGCCGTAGATACAAGCCGAAGGATAGGTTTGACGTAGGGGCTCTTCTTAAGCTGCGAGATCTTCGACTGCCAGTGAGCCGCTCGGGCTGCGCCGCCGTTGGCTATATTAAGGTCGTTCAGCTCGTATACGAACGCTCGCTCAGTAAAGGATAAGCCGTTTTCCTTTACTTGTGACTTTCTGGACTCAAGGACAGCGTCCATGAACGTCTCGAAGTCTTCGTTGACGGCTCCAAGTCGTCCGCCAAACCGTTTACGGAAAGACTCCGATGTCTGCTTCCAGAGCGACTCAAGGCGAGCCGCAAAGTCCTTGAAGAACTTCTTAACAAGACTATCAGCCTTTTGACGGCTTCTGTACCGCTTGTTAGCCCACAAGGCCACCTGGTCAGAGAACCACTCTTCAAAGCCGAGATCAAATCCATATTTGTCCTTCAGGTCTTTGAACGACGGTGAGGACTGGTAAGCCTTGAAGAGCCGCTTACGAATAGCGGAGTTCTCAAGCGCTTTATTCCGCTCCTCTTTGTAGAGGCTGTGGCCAATTTCGTGCGCGATAACAAGAGCGTCTTGCAGTACGTTGCCGGACTCTCGAAGGATGATTATCTTTCCGAACTGCCCAGAAATATGCATGCCCATCTTGGTGGAGCTGTTCTGCATGCTAGCAATTGCTTCACGTACTGGATTTAACGCGCCACCAAACAGCTGCAACAGCTGGTCATCCGACATAGCTGTGAGTTCAGCGAACGTGAAAATATGCGGCGGGTCGGCAAACTTGAGCGAGTCAAACAGATCGCGAACAATATCGCCGACCATGCTGTTGATGGCGTTAGAGATACGCTCTTGCGCTGAGCGTCTTTCGGCCAACGGGCTTACAGTAGTAGGAGCACGACCAGCGCGCAGATCAATAGCTGAGCGCGGCGTGTCAATATTCATCGGCGTTGGGAGCTCGCCGCCCGTAACGCTCGATTCGATCATCCGCTCCGTTTCGGTACGACCGTCCGCGACCTCCTGTCCTTGTTGATCCCGCTCTCTGAACCCTCCTGGCGCGTTAGGATCAGCAACCTCAACCGCGTTTGGGTTAAAGTTTGGGTCTGCTTCCATAGCAGCAAGAACTTGCTCGGCGCTAGCTCTCTCTTCAGAGTTCTCTGGAAGACTTTCAACTAGATCACGTTGTCGCTGAAGTTCAAGGCCAGTAGAAAGCTGTTGCCAAGTAGGACGTGAACTACGCTTCTTTTCCGTAACGTCTAGTCTGAGTAATGTTCCTAATGAACGCTGCGTGCCGCCGACTATCGCAGCAGTTAGATTGTCTAGGCGGTTTGAAACTTTCTGCGCTTCGGTTTTGCTCTTGCCTGTAGTAGCGCGCAATAAGTCGTATAAGGACTGCCCGTCAACCTGAACTTCATAGCCATCAATTAGTAAATCCCCAAGCAGCTCTAGCAGCCCAGCACGGGCTGCGGCCTCTGGAGCCATGAATACGTTGCCTTGGCGGTCCTGGCGTAACTGAAATCCAGCCGACTCGGAGCGACCTTCGAGTAAGCGCTGCCCAGCCGCAGTTAGGTCAACAAGGTTGACAGCTGATTTCTTCCCGTCTGGCCCAGAAATAGTAACTCTAGAGCCCCGAGCATATTTACTACGTCGTGCTCTCTGTATGGCGGAGCGTAAAAACTCTGGGAGATTTAGACGTACTTCGTTACCCGCCGTGTCAATCGAGCGGAACAAATCGCCAAAATCATCGCGGACAATTTGGTATCCGCCATCGGGTGTATCTTCAATAGATACAGCTGAGTCTGGGTTACTTCGCTGCTCATTTACGGCGGCGTTGAGCATCGCTTCAGTCATAGACGCGAAGCGAGGGTTTGCCCAGTTAGTCTCACCAAACACCGCGTCGTAAGATGCACGGGCGGACTGTGTGTTATCAAACACTCGGTTCGGGTCAGTCTTACGACCATACGCTCGAACAACTGTGCGTTGCCCTTCTACGGCTTGCACGCCTTGGCCGAACATCTCTACTTGGTTGGCGTCTGTCTCGTCGGTCTGTTCGTCGGACAGATCGATGTCACGAACCTCGACTCGCTGCTCCGACTCAAAGCGGCGCTTACGATCTTCGAGCGCCTTCTCGACAGTAGTCTGTTGGATGCTGCCACCTTCGGGCATCAGATTACGAGCGGCTTCGAAAGCAGCACTTACCCCCTCTGGCGACGTGACTTCTTCAGAGATGACCCGACCGTTACGGTCGAGTGCCTGAACAACAATGTCACCAGGGGCAGAATAGTCTTTGACGGCGCTGTAACCGAGGGCGATCTGCAAGGCCTTATCTGATGCACCGGCTGCGATAACTTCGCGAACCACATCCTCGTTCGTAGATACGATCGTACCTCGGCCAGGTACGAACGCTGAATATGCCAGTGTTCCATTAATGCTAGCCGTCTTAACCCGGTTTTGCGTAGCGTTAAACTTTGGAGCGGCACCAGCAATCCACACGGCTTTTTTGCCGCTAGACGGATCAACCATCGCACGGAGCTGAGCGTCAATGTCGCCTTCAGACTCGGGAGTTGTTAAGCCAGCCGCCACATCGCCGAACTGCTCGTTGTTGATCTGCTGATCAACGCGTTGACCACGAGCTGTTTCTAGGAAGCCTTTAGCCTTTTCTACAATGTTGCCTACATTAGTAAGCACTCCTTGGCCAGGCTTCATAGACGATACAGCGTCTAGCGTTCCGCCTATAGCGCCACCAGCACCGCCAGGAGCAGCGCCGCCAAAGAAGCCAGCAAACGCAGCTTCTGCGAGACGCATCTTGGCGTCTTCGGCAGTAAAGAGCGGGTCTAGGTCAGCACGATTTAAGACGCTAATACCTTCTTGAGCGACTTCAGTGGTGGCTTCGATAGCGCCACCTTGTAGAGCGCCTGTTCCAAGGCGCTTCGCAAAGTTGGCGAATACGCCGCCTTCAACAGCGGCACGCTTGGTGGCTTGCTCTCCGATCAACTTAAGTAATGCATACTCACTACCGACGCCGATTGCTGCTTGCGGGATGCCGATAGCAGCGGCCCGTAGCGCGTTGGCCTGGTCAAGTGGCTGTCCGGCTTCGAGAGCCTCGGACAAATTGCTACCCGACATAGGCGCATATTCGGCAGCGAATGCGCCACCGATAGCGCCACGTTTAGCGGCCGTGCGGAGAGAACCATAAGCCAGCTCTGCAATTTGTTGTTCGACAGGATCAGCAACGCCGTTGGCAGTACGCTCAACGGAGTCTTTTATGATTCGCTTGGCAACCTGCTTGTTGACCTGATTAAGTACGCCACGGCCGACGGCGGCTGTGATAGCACCGGTACCGGCACCCGCTATAGATAGCGCAGCTGATGGTAGAACCTGGCCAAAACTTTTTGTCGCCTGCTCGATAAACCCGCCAAATGTTGGCTGGTCTAAGAACTGCTCAAACGTATCGAGACCTTCTACTGGCGCTGCAGCAAACTCCTCACGGAGTCGAGCCTCTTGGATGTTTAAAGCGGCGGCTTGTTCGTCCCCCATAAGGGTATTGCCAAGCGCTTTAAAGTATTCAAGATCCGCTGCCAGCCCTTGAACACCGGACTCAATACCGGCGCTAAACACTTCTTGCAGATTGCCAGGCGCAGTTGGTAACTGAGGAGCGTTCTCCCCAGAAGCAAATCTTTGGAACTGTGCGTCTTCCTCTGGAGTAGATGAGTATACGTCCCGTAAAAAAGACGTGAACTGATCCTCTTGCTCCGGAAGGACTGATGTTCTTTCGGCCATGCGTTTAGTTACTGCTTAGCGTTAGCGGCGGCACGAGATGAAGCTATGTTATCGTTGATCACACCAGCTGTTGAAAGGATCGCAAACAACTCTGGACCGCCATCCATGTTCTGGATCTGAGAAGCGGTCAACTCTTTGCCCTGTTGTCGGCCAGTGCTTCTATTAACGAGATATAGTGACTTTACGCGCTCTACTCCGTCGCTTCCTTTTTCTTTAATAACTCGTACATTTTCTAAACGCTGCGCCATAGAATCTACGGTAGGTTTGTCGCCAAACCAAGAATAAAGGACGTCTTTAGCCGGGCCTAAAAAACCACCGCTAGGCATCTCGTCAAATATGGTAGCAGCTGCCTGTGAAGCCTGCCCAATATGCACTTTATACGCTTGCTGGGCAGCAACAGGATCTAGTCGAGCCATTTGCCCTATAACAAATTGGTTTCTAGGCTGAGATACAATAGCCCATCTACGAGCATCGTCTAGAGTTGTTTTTACGGGTTTACCATCTTCGGTACGATTAAGATTGTTGCCGCTCTCAACAAGCGTTTTGTCTAAAGCCTGTATATTTGCAAGCTTAACTTCGTTAGCGGACGTGCTTGCGCGAAGGCGCGCTGTCTCAAGATCAACCGCCATACGCTGTTCTTGTAGATCCATTTCGCGACGAGCTGCGTCACTTAAGAACGGGCTACCAGTTTCAGCGGTGTTGGCAATCATAGTAAGAAGACTTTGTTGCTGCGCTGGGTTAGTAGACTGCGCATAAGCAATAGCAAATGATCCAATGATCTCTTCTTTTGGATGCGCCTTTGCAACCGCGTTAACCGAACCGGCCCCGGACTCAGAAAGCCTTGCGCGCATGGCACGTACTTCTGGCTCAGAGAACTTAAGCTGCCCGTTCTGAACTGCTGCAGCAATTTCGCCGGGCGACAGTTGTTTGATTTTAGACAGCACGTTTTGTTCTAGCGCAGCATAATCAGTGGTACGCATAACAGGCGTGTAGCCGCCTGCCTTAATGAATGCTTGTTTCTTTGCGTCCAAGTCTTGCTGTTTTTTAGTCCAAAAGCTCTTTGTCTCTGCGGTAGCATTTGGACGAGCAGAGGCTTCTTTAATACGTTTGCTTTCTGTTTCAAAACCAGTCCAAACGCGTTCGTTTTCACCACGGATAAACTCGCCGCGACGGGTGTTTAAGTCTGTAATATCATTCTCAAGTCGTTCTCTTGCAAGAGAGTTAATCGGTAGTTTGTCTGCCTGAGCTCGTTTTTTACTAATTTGCGTATCAAAGCCACGAATAGCATCGCTTGATTTTGTAACAGTTATGCCAGAGAACTCAGCAACGCCAGCAATTTCTGTTTTTTGGTCGTCCAAACCAAGTCTTGACGACGAAAAACCACCTTGGGTTTTAACCTCTGCTTCTACGCCGAGTTCTCTGGACAAGTTCCAAAGAAACTCCTGCTTCTGCTTAGGGTCTTTAATAGCAGCAAGCTGTGCGATAACCGTGCGACTTGCTTCTACTGGTAATCCGCTGGCATCTATAGCATTAATAACTGTACGTGCGCCGCTTTGGCGGGCGTACACTGGAGACACGTTGCTAAACGCGTCGGCAATAGTTCCGCCAACGTTTCTTCCGACATTCAAACGAGACTCGGCGCTAGTTGCTCCCATGTTTGAGTTAGGGATAACGCGCATCTGAAGCGCTTCAATAGCAAGATCAACGCCTTCGTCGATAGACGTATTGATCACATTCTCATTTGGCTCAGATCCGCCCTGTGCGGTAAACACTCCCTGACGGCCGTCGCTATATTGCCCGGTAGCAATTAGTCTGCCTTGCTTCAAGGCTTCTGGATCTACCCCAGTAAATCGGAAGTCTGTAGGGTCAAACTTCCCACGGTTTAAATTCTCTTCTGCTTTGTTAACGTTCAGGATGTCGGCAACAACGCCGATGTACTGACGGTCGCCGCTCTTAATACCTTTTGCCAAAGCCTCACGATCAATACTGCCATCGCGCTTGATGATGCCAAGGCTCTGCGCTCTGCCAAACACGCGGTCAGAGTCTTCCGTTAGACGAGTCTTTGCGTTTGTACGCGACAACTCAGTCTGCTGCTGTTGCGCTCTAGCATTTACGTCTTGATTGATAGCAAGTTGTTGTTGCTGAATCTTTAGCTGTTCGTCTTCTCGAGCTGAACGCTGACGCGCCAGATCTAACTCTTGTTCTTGCAAAAGCATAGCCTGCCGCTGGCGTGCGTTTTGTTGCACACCTTGGATACCAGCCAGGATTGCGCTACCAATATTGTCAGCCATGGCTTACCTCAGAATGCAAACGCAAGGATCGCTGCTGAAGCGAGCGAACCGATAGTTGAATAAGTGTTGGCTTTGGACGCTGCTTTTGCCTGCGTATACGCATTTTTGCGAGCTGTAGCGTCCGCTGCTGCTGAACCAAGTTGTTGCTGCGAAGCGCGGTTTACGCCCTGACCAATGTTAATTAGGTCAGCAAGCAAAGCCGTGTTAGCTTCACGCTGAGCAATTTTAGCGTCATTAACTGACTGAATACCGCCGAGCGTATTAGCACGCTGCAAACGGAGTTCCTGCTGCTGGATTTGCGCTGGCGTTAGGGCAACTCCGTAACGTTGGGCGTTACGAGACGCTACGCCTTGCGTAAGTGCAGAAGCAGCTCCCACGTCTTTTCGGGCTTGCTCTATAAGAGTCTTATCGGTACGCGCTTTATTAATAAGTTCTTCTTCAAACCCACGGTAGTTCTTTACGTAGTCAAGGTACTCTTGACGCGTGAGGTTAGCGTACGCTTGTTCTGGATCTGATACGTTTGGTAGTGAGACGTAAGTAGATCCGCCACCGCCAGTTACGGCTTGTTGCTGCCGCAAAGCTTCCATAACTTCAGGAGACAAAGTGGATATCATTTCTTAGCCTCGCGGAGCAAACATGCCAACTACTGGTGTAGAAACAAGATCAGACTTTTTAACAGTCGGGGTGGCTGCATTAAAAGCAGAAGCTCCTCCGGTAGGAGAATAAAACCCAAGTGGAGAAGTAGGTACGAATAATGACGTACCACCTAACGACTGAGGTTGGTTTTGTTGCCCATACGTAGTGCTTCCGTACGTACTGTAGCGTAACCGATCGCCAACGCCGGTAACTAACTGGCCGGTTTTAGCGTCTTTTGGAGCATACCATTTACCGCCGCTAGCGATGTTTTCGCCAGCCTGAGCAATAGCGGTCGATGCTATCTGGGCAGCAGCAGTTTGCTTAGCTTGAGCTACCTGCTGATTGGCGCGAGCGCGTTCCAGTGCAGAGGACGTAGCTAGCCGACTAGCTTGAGCCATGCCGGATTGAGCGTCAGCAGCTTGCCCGCGAGCAGTGCCGAGTACGCCTGTCTGCATAGTATTCTGAACTTGCTTGGCCGAAACGTTAGCGGTGTTAAGTTGGCTAGTCAGTGCTTGCGCCATATCGCTAGCAGCAGTGCTGCTAGTGGCTTGTTGAAGGCTAGGCGTAGAGATTGCCTGCATAACGTCTGCGTTAGCACGGCCACGAAGACTGGACTGTACGTCTTCGGTTAGCGATTTATCGCGCATCTCCTGCAGCAACGGATCGTACTTCTGTTTGAAGTACTCGTACTCCGCCATAGCAACTGAGGCGGAAGCTTTTTCAGCTTCACTTGGCTTATAGTCTGCTGCCTTTGGTTTGCTGCTCATAGTGCCCTCGTATATACGACTGTATCTACAGTCCACCCGTTCGTTTCCAAGTGCGACATCAGACCCAGAAACGGGGACCTTGTCTCTAAGTAGCTATACCCCGCTTCTCTGGCAACGCGCTCGAAGAACGACTGGTACCTAGATACCAAACTATTCCCCTTCTCCTTGGCCCATGCGAGCCAAAGAAGCATTGTCTTCTTTCCGGTGAAGTTATCGACCTCTGTTGTAGAGACTACGAACCCTTCACTTGTAACCCACAACACGGCTTGTCCATTTACACACGCCGCGTACACATCTTCGGCCCGGTATGTCAAAGTCTTCGCGTTACGAAGAATCTCTTCTACACCTGGTTTAATCCAATCCCACTCTCTACGTACGTCAGATACGAAAGGCTTAACCGCCGCTACCGTACCTGTTTCTGCGCCGTGAGAAAGAGGAGTGAATACCGCCATACGCTACCTTCCTAGCAATTCCTGCATCAGCGTTTCGTGCGCGTCTGTCTGCTTGGGCTATGCCCTCAGCAAACAAAGACCCGTACACCTGTGCCCCAGCAAAGTCAGTCCAGTCTTTGCTAGGCAAACGCAATAAACGAAACAGAGCACCGTTGACGATGGTGTCGCGGTACTCCGACATCAGCTCGTCATCAGCGGTGGTAGAAGTTTGAGTGGGTTTCAGCTGCACCCGCAAAATGGTGCTAGACGCTTTAGTTTCGTTGGGTACCGGCACCATCCAAAACAGTGACTGACTGGTCTTTACGAAGTACTCCGGAGTTCCACGATTGTCGGCGTCACGCCAGTTCTGCTTACGTTGCTCTAAGAGATTAGTGCTGATTGGTTCAATCTCTTTGCCGTCATGAACTACCCACATGATCTTGTGCACTACCGTATCGGTAGGCGGCTCAAGATCGTATTCGTAGATGCCAGCAATCGTGGTAACAGGATCTAGCTCTGCTTGGAGGACGGCCGCTTTCTCACAGAGCTCAATAACCGCTGCGCGGATATTGTTCTCGATAAGCGTGTCGGGGCAACCCGGCACCATCGGGATGATCTCTGGCAGGAGCGACTCATAGAGCGCCATGAGTTATTACCCCGCTACAGCTGGGACAGACGTTACTTGTCGGCTAGCGTCGAAGTTAGGCGAAGTAATAGCGTCTAGCTGCGCCTTACCGGTGATGGAAGACATAAACAGCTGGAAGTGAGAAGAAGCCCGCTGCTGGTTACCAGCATACTCAGCGTCCTTCATGTACGCCATATAGAGGACGTAGTTCATCACGGCGTTTGCAAAGATATCAGGGATATCTAAGTTCCCGTTCTGGGCAACCGTGGTCGGATTAGCCGAATAAATAATCTCTACGTACGACGCTGCTGGCGACGCAACGCCGGGGTACACGTAAAAGTTACGTGGGTTTGCCTCGTCGTAGATGTAATGTTTGATAACCGCAGCATGCGAAGCATCACCGGCTACGAGCGGGTCGTGCCAGTCTGGAGTCTGAGCATCGAGCACTTCGCGCGAAACAATACGGACAGCTCGTTTGCCTACGCCGTTTGTAGCGGCGGACATATTTCGGACAACGCGAAGAAGTCGATTACCGTCGCTAGGGATCTCCTGCTTGGTACCGGCTACGAGGGTAATAGTAGTGTTCTTAGCCGAAGCGTCCGGCTTTAAAAGGGCGATTTCACGCTGGGCATCATTGACCCAGAGTACGAGTTCATCCACCACTGGCCAACGAACACCCGTGGTGTCCTGCAGGGTCTTTTGAACTCGGTCAATAACGCTTTGTACGGTGACAGCCATGGTCTACCTCACGAATGAAGGAACGCCTCCCAAGCCGCTTCTCGATCTTCGGTGCTGACCGTGCGCCCCACAACGCGATTTAACGCGGTTGCTTTCGGCGTACCATCAGACTTGAAATCATCTGGGTCGCCGCTCTCTACGAGCTTTTCGATCCCAGTAATAACATCATCCAGCGTGCGGACTTCCTCGAACTCTTCTACAGCGGGGACATCCGCTGGTTTCACAGGTTCAGGTTTTGATACGGGTTCAGGTTTCTTGCTCTCGGTAACTTGTTTTGCGCCTTGTTGGAGAGCCAGTAATCCGATTTCATCGGATACCTCGCGTTCAACCCCAGGGAGAAACAAAACACACGCGCCACTTAGAGTAGCTACCCGAATCTCTTGGTCTGCGATGACCTTCACAAAACCTCCTGGTTTAAAGAGAGCGGGAGGCCCCCTCCGAAGAGAGGGCCCCCCTCACAGCTTAGACGGCCGTGTCGAGCGCGATCACGCCAAAGTCTTGGACGTTGGCAGTGACATCGCTGTTGTACTTCGGCTTGCGGAGACCGAAGATCTTACCGATCGAGATACCAGACTGATTCTGGTAATCGAAGGTATCTTCGACGATTTCCGGCAGACCGATGTCGGCCATAGCGAGAGCCTGAGCACCGCAGAAGAGAGCGCGGGCACCGACGACGTCGGCATTCGCACCCCACTTGTAGCCAGCGGCACCGGCATTCGCCGAGGTACCAGTCGTCGCGCCAGCAGTGTTAAACACATGGCGGAACTCGTGGACCATCACACCGTCGACCATCAGCGAGCTCGAACCAGCGAACAACTGGTTGCTCGGACCACGGATGCCAGCGTTACGCACGTTAGCAAGGAAGTCCGAATCGAGCTTAAGGGCCGCCATCTGCTGCGGCGTCACGAAGAGGTGGAACACCTCGTCGTTACCAGCACCGCGAACGCCACGGATGTACTGGTCCTTAGCGTAGGCCTTCAACTCGACCACATGGCGATACTTCAGCACGTCGGCCGTAGTAATCGCAGTCGTGTCACCGGCAATGATGTCGTTGCCCGAAACGCGACGATGGCGAGCGGCAGTCGGAGCCGACACGTCCGAAGCGAACTCAAGGTTCGACAGGTTCTGGCCAGAGGCCAGCACCGGGCGGAGACCACCGTTCGTCTTGTGCGTGTAAGCAACACCGGCGAGCGTCAAGAACGCGAGCTGGTCCATACGGTCAGCCATCGCGTAGGCGAGGGCGTCACGGGACGTCTCACGGAAGTTCACGACCGACTTCTGATCAGCGAGGCGACCAGCGATACGGTTCGCAAAGCGCAGCTGATCGAGCTCGATGGTGATGTCGTAAGCGCGGAGCGCCTCTTCGTTACCCTCAAGCGAGCTGTCGCCCGTCACGCCGTCACCGGTCATGTCGGCCAACAACGTGATCACGGCCTTCGTGCCCTTGTCGGACTTCGTCAGCTCGGTGACCCGCTGGATCATCGCGTTAGAACCCGAACCAGCGAACTGGTTCACAAACGACATATTGCGAGCGACGCGCCAGAAATCACGGCTCCACGCCGTGAGTTGTTCACTAGTCAGCGCCGCAAAGTTAGTAAGAGCCATTTGGCTTCTCCTTGATATTGCGTTTAAAAATCCAGTAATGCACTTGCATTACCAGCCTCTACAGCCGACTTATGGAGCGGCTAACCCGTTTCCCCGTATCGTGGGGTCACGACTTAGCGCGTATTTACGAGGCGCGACCTCGGCACGTTTAACGCCATTGCAGGCGAAATCTCAAACGTTTTTAGCGTGTGCGACACGGCCAGATATCGTTCCGGCGGACGAATTCAGTTGTAGATTAGCAACACGAATAAAAGTTCGCAACTACTATCTGTATTTCGCTGTCTTTTTTGCAATCCGCTTAGGCTGCTTAGAGAACTGCTTGCCGCTAGCCGTAGCCTTACGTTTATTGCGCGTAGTAGCAGCGTACTCTTGCGGGCTTAATGCATTACGCGCGGCTCGGGGGAGATAACGCTCCCCCGTAGCCTTGCTACCCTGGATGCTGTTCTTACCAGACCGGGTGCCCCAGTCTTCCTTGGTCCACTTCTTAAGAGACCGCTGGGACTTAGCTAACCCCATGAGTTAGTCCTTCCCCATCTTACGAAGCGTCATGGCAAGGCGAGCACGCTGTCCCATCTTGCCGGACTTCTTGGCTGCTTTGCGAAGTTGCTTGGCGGGGATCTTTTCCCCCTTCTTAACACCGAGTGACTTTCGCAACGCACCGGGCTTTTTAATAGCCCCGCTAATCCAGTTCTTAGCCATTACTTGTAGCCTCCACCTGCTTTTTTGTACTGCACGGCCAGCATCTGCGCCTTCCTGGCGCTCCACTGTCCTGGTTTACCGCCTTTACCACCGGCTTTGATGCTCTCAAACAATCGTTTGCGCATCGTCGGCTTGGTGTAATTACCGGCGGAGTTAACGCTACTTTTCTTAGTAGCCATATCCTTTGGCCTTCTTAGCAGGGGCCTTCTTCTTAGCGGCTCCCTTCTTCATCGGACCTTTGTGTTTAGCACCTTTCATCATGGTGCCATCCGGCATTCGATGCATATTCTTCATGCGAGACTCCTTTACCATTTGACCTTGTCAGCCCAGTAAGC